CATTCCCAGAGTGCGGGAACAGCAAGGCCAAAGCCCTCGGGGCCGGCAGCGATGATGCCGTCAACATGGCCACGAATGCGCCCGCCTGCGACAGAGAAGCCGAACTGGCCACCATCGGGGCGATTGCCTTTGCGGGTNTAGAGGTCAAACCCGGCNGCNCGCAGCCAGGCGACCGCCAGATCTTCCAGCACATGGCCAATGGCAAAGATGCGCAGCAGCTGGCCCGAGAACTCCTGGCCCGCGTCCTTGGGCGTGGTTGTGAATTCAAATTGCAGGGCACGCTCGCAAGCATGTCCAAGGCGTGATCCGCCAAGATAGTCGCGGGGGGCGCGGGTCGCGTTTTCAGCCGTGATGGCGGCGTCGATCGTGGTGTTGACGCGTTCGGCAAAGTCGGGCTTGTGATTATAATCCAACATCAGAAGGGCACCTCCGACTGGCTGGCGATCTCGAACATCTCGGCGCGAAATGCCTCGACGGTGATGACAATTAGCCTGTGCATGTCATTCTGGCTCAACTGACCCAGGGGTCGGTTCCAGCCGATGCGCTCCATCTCTGGCGCGAGCGCGCGCATGACAGCGGGCAGCGCCATCGCCTCCTCTTCAGTAAAATCGACCATGTTCAGTCCTCTCTTGGCTTTTCGGGTAAAGGCCGCCTGGCAGGGCATGGAGCAAAACCAGCGGTAGCTGCGCGGGCGCGGTGTGTTGGGATCGAACCAGCCGAAGCCGCGGGTGTGGGAGGTGCAAACCGCGCAAATGACCGGGCGCGGATGCCAGAGACGATCAAAGCCCGGGCGATCCGCAGCCGGTGAGCCGGATCCGAGAACGGTCCGGGGAACCGTTCTCCCGGCGAACGGCGGGGCCTGGATTTGCGCGACATGGGTCATGCGGCCCTCCGATCCGCGCCTGCCGCTCCTTCGACCAGCCGGCCAATATCGCGGCGGTTGAAATTGAAGGTCATGAGCGCGGAGGCCTTGTAGCGCGTGAGGCCAAAGTCGCTTCTGGCTTCGGGCGAAAGGTAGCGCAGCTGCTTTTCGGTCGCAGGCTGGGTCAGCCAGCCGCGCGTTTTGAAGGCACTCTCGTCCGTCTCATGCGCATTCAGCCAGTCATCAGCCTGCGCGAGACAAACAGAGCGTTCGCCAATACCCAGAAGCCGCGTCTGTGCTCCTTTTCGACCGCCAACAGCATACCACTGGCCTTCAAACCAGAAGACCCCACTCCAGGCGGTGAAGCCCGCCGCCATCAGCGCATCCTCGGAGCCGAAGAGGTCGACCCATTCAAAGCTTGAGCGTTGCAACAGGTCGATTTCTGTCATCACGAAACCGGACAATGCCCCGCCGAGCGCGCCCTCGCGACTTTCAGCATCTTCTTCTTCGACCAGCGCTTCGCCGCAGATCGGGCAATCGCGCGATGCCAGCGGAATGTCGGCATGACAGGACGGGCAGACTTTAAGGGGTGCCTCACCAGTCTCCGTCTTCCCCTTGAGATCGACATCCTGTTCCAGCGTACCGTGCGTAAGGCTCGAGGTGCCAAAATCCAGAACAATGCAGTCGGTCTTGACGATGCCCGGATGCTCGGTCGGGTCGATGACGCGCAGCCCGCGGCCCACCATCTGGATCATGGTCGATTTGTAGGATGAGGGTCGAAGCAGCACGACACAGGAGGTGGGTGGGTGGTCCCAGCCCTCAGTCAACACGGCGACATTGGTGATGACGCGGATTTCTCCGCGCGCGAAAGCGGTCAGAATGTTGCGCCGTTCCTCGCCAAGCAGATCGCCATGGATCAGGCCCGTGGGGATGCCGGCCGCGTTGAAGGCCTCAGCCACATGCGCGGCATGCGCCACGGTTGAGCAGAAGACNACCGTNGGGCGANCNGNGGCNTTNTCCTGCCAATGNCGGATNACCTCNTCGGTGATNGGCGCGCGGTCCATGATCTCGGCCACTTCAGACATGTCGAAATCCGACACGGTCTTGCGCACGGCCTTGAGCTTGTCCTGTACCCCCACATCAATGACAAAGGTGCGCGGCGGCACCAAATGGCCCGAGGCGATCAACTCGCCCAAGCGCACCTGATCGGCGACATTGTCAAAAACTGCGCGCAGCCCCTTTTTGTCGCCGCGATTGGGCGTGGCCGTGACCCCGAAGATGCGTGCATCCGGATTGGCATCGCGCACATGGCCGATGATGCGACGGTAGCTGTCGGCCACAGCATGATGGGCCTCGTCGATGACCAGAAGGTCCAGTTTCGGCATGGCGGCCAAATTGGCCTCGCGTGCCAGCGTGGGCACCATGGCGAAGGTCACCTGGCCATCCCAGGACTTGGTGGTGGCGTCCAGCACCGAGGTGGTCAGCGCAGGATTAACCCGGGCGAACTTGTCGCGGTTTTGCGCGGTCAGCTCATCGCGATGCGCCAGAACGCAGGCTTTGGCGGCGCTGTCGCCAATCCGCTGCCCGACGACCGCAGAAAGTGCGAGGGTTTTACCGAATCCTGTGCTGGCCACGCTCAATGTGTTGTCGCGGGTGCAGAGCGCAGCGAGGCTGCGCTCCACAAAGAGTTTCTGGCGGGGGCGAAGGCGCATGGCGATGACCCTCACTCAGCCCAACTGGGGCGACCGGGGAACCCGGGGCTGGCAGGTGTTTGCGTGGGCTGGCCTTGCTGTGCGGGTGCACCATTCCCCTGCGAGGCGGGCGTCCCATGTGGCTGATGGGCTGGCGGCGCGTAGCCCGCGCCTGGTGCCATCGGCGCGGTCCCATGGCCCATGTGCTGCGCGTAATCGCGATGGTCGGGCATCACCGCGCTTTTGATTTCGTTCTTCTCCTCTCCGTTCGTGTCACTGCCGATGTCGATCCGGGCTACGAACTCAATCCCGTCAAGATCGGCAAAGCCGTTGATGCGCCGCGCTGATTGTGCCTCGGCCGATTTGTCCTTGTCGGAAATCCCGCGCGAAGAATTCAGCATGCCGCGCAGCAGGCTGCGCCCCATATTGGCCCAGTCTGGGCCCTTGGGGCTGTAGAGCCCGATCAGCGACCAGATCTTGCGCTTGGCATAGGGGCCCTCGAGCACAGTGTATTCGGCGTCAAGAAACACGGCGCCGGTGGAGCCCCTTTTGGCATAACCGCCAGTCCAGCCTTGGGCCGGATCGTCGAACCCGCCCGGGCGGATGGTCAGGCGCACTTTGGCAAGCGTGCCCTTGGGGATGACATTGGTGTTCGATTGCGCGTCGTTAAAATCGGTCCAGATAGACATGGGTTGTGTCCTTTCAGTTTGAGGGATTGGTATTGGGGGTGGCCTGCGCCTTGGGCGGCGCTGGAGGCTGGGGTGCCTGGTAGGTCAGCCGCCGACCTTCAGGGGAGAGGGGGCCACGGATCTTCTCCATCAGCCGACCAAGATGGGGGGCCTCAAGCATGTCGAGGCGACCGGAACGGTCCTTGGCCGGATAACCCCATGGGTTTAGGGTCTGGCAGACAAAACCGCGCTGCAGGCTGCCATCCTCGGCCTTGAACTCAGCCATGGTGATGACCTGATCGACGATGCCAGGCAGTTCCAACCCGGTCTTGGAGCCGTCGATCTGCGGCTGGAATACCCTGCGATTGAAGTCATCGAGCTTCTCGTCAAGGATGCCCACGAACCAGACATTCTTGGCGCGTGTGTGCTGCAGATGCGTGAGCCAGGCGATCATTTCGCGCCCATGCAACCCGTAAGCGCCGCGCACATCGGGCTTGCCGGTCTTCTCTGAATGGGCCTCGGGCTGGCCCTTGCACCAACCAAAGCACAGCCGCCCCGCCACAGTGATCGAGTCGATAAACACTGTGTCGTATTTTGCCAGCGAGGCCGGATCGCCGAACTTTGCGCAAACCGCGTCATAATGCGCTTGGCTGTAAGGCTGGTCCGCACGCAGCGCCGGGTTGGGTCCGCCGATAAACACTGCGAAATCCCGGCATTCCGTCCAGGTCCGTGGGCGGATTGCATCCACGCCCAGTCCTTCGATGGCCAGATCCCCGGCCTCAAGATCGAAGAACAGTGTCGTCGAGTTCAGCAGGGTCCAGAGGAGGCTGGTCTTGCCAATTCCCGAGGGGCCGAAGATCACGCCCTTGATGCCGCGCGCCTCTGCCAGACGCTGATCGGCGGTGATGATGGGGAGCGCGCCGGTCATGACAACACCTCCTGCTGCGCAGCAGATCCGGGAGCGTTTGTGGTCACCGCCGCGTAGAGCGCATCGAGCCGGTCGGCCTCCTCGAGATATGCAAGGGCCTGAAGCCGCATGGCGCGGCGCTTTTCTTCGAGCAGAGTGAGATTGATGGCCGGATTGCCAGAGTTTTGAGGACGCGTGGTCATTGCACCGCCTCCCCACCGAGCGCGGTGCCGCCCTTTGCCAGGATGGCCTCAAGGCAGTCACCGAAGCTCCAGTCCGGGTTTGCCTCCCAGAACTGATTGGCCTGACGCAGAGCCTCGCGCCATTCGCGCAAAGCCGCACTATCATTGGCAATTTGCAGGTGACGGATCTCGATAGCCCGGGCAAATTCGGCACGCGTCAATTGGCGGGTCGAGACAAGGG